CTATCAACCAATGAAGATTACTTCTTTCCACAAACAGCAGAAGGAAGAGGTTCTAAAGTTGAAACATTACCAGGTGGTACTAACCTAGGTGAAATTACAGACTTACGTTATTTTACTAACAAATTGTTCCGTGCTTTAAGAATTCCAGCGTCTTATTTGCCAACATCTATTGACGAACAACCTAATACAGTAGCAGACGGTAAAGTAGGAACAGCCTATATACAGGAACTAAGATTCAACAAATACTGCCAAAGATTGCAAGAAAACATTGCAGAAGCATTTGATTTAGAATTTAAAATGTGGTTAGATACTTGTGGAATTAATATTGATCCAAGCATCTTTGAACTTAAATTTAATCCACCACAAAACTTTGCTGCATATAGACAGGCAGAACTAGATACTACCAGAGCGAATATTTTCGGAACTTTACAACAAGTACCACATCTTTCAAAACGTTTTGCATTAAAACGTTACTTAGGTTTATCACACGAAGAGATTGCTGAGAACGAAAGAATGTGGCGTGAAGAAAATGCAGGCACTTTACAACCTCCTACTGATGCAGCAGGAGAACTAAGAGGTGCAGGTATCACACCTGGTGGTATTGATGCAGCAGCAGCAGATCAAACAGCAGATGCTTCGCCAGAAGCAGCAGCAGCGGCTGAGCCAGCAGCAGATGCAGGGGGTGACGCAGCAGGCACAGAAACTCCTGCCTAGTCATAAATAATAGTATGCTTCTAAACGAGTTTTTATATTTTAACGATAACATTAACGATTTTGCAGTCGACAGAAGATATAACAATGCAAAAGACAGTTCTGTTGTGGATGGAACTGACACACGTAAGATTAGACTTACATTGAAGCAGATTAACGAACTGAGAATGCAGGCAGAAGCACACGCGGCTGAAAAAGAATCAGAACTAGCGTTTATAAGGCAGATGTATGCAGCCCCAGTTGAGCCACAAGAATAAAAAATCTATAGCCAAAAGTAGTGCATTTGTATTAGGCAACGGCAACAGTCGTTTGACTGTTAATCCACAGTCTTTGTTAAGCAGAGGTACAGTTTACGCTTGTAATGCTGTATATAGAGAATTTGATCCACACTTTTTAATTGCTGTAGATGTCAAGATGGTTAATGAATTAGTTGATGCAGATTATCATAAAAAAGGCACTGTTTGGACTAATCCAAACAAAGGAATCAAGACAAAATCAAATATTAACCTGTTTACACCACACAAAGGTTGGAGTAGTGGTCCTACTGCACTGTGGTTTGCTGCACAAAACGGACACAAAAACATCTATATAATAGGTTTTGATTACCAAGGAAACAAGGGTAAGTTCAATAATGTGTATGCAGATACGTTCAATTATAAGAAAAGTAGTGACGCAGCAACCTTTTTTGGCAACTGGTTAAGCCAAACAGAGAAGGTTATAAAGGAATTTAGACATACAAAGTTCTGGAGAGTGCTTGAACCAGGCGGTTTTGTACCTGATAAACTAGGCCCACAACACGGTAATTTAACCCATATTTCTTGGGAAGATTTTGCCCAAACTTGGCCTGATACTATATATCAAGACAAAATGAATCAAAATAGCACCATTTAATAGGTATTTTATAAGTAAAATGTAAATACATTACGAAACAGCCTTACCAATTAATCAAGGAGAATACAATGGCAGATAAAACTACATTAGAACAAATGCTAGAGCATTTGGTAAACGACGACTCTGCTAAAGCCGAAGAGCTTTTCCACGAGTACGTTGTAGCAAAATCAAGAGAAATTTATGAAAACCTTATCGAAGAAGAAATGGAAGATGAGGAAACAACTGAAGCAGCAAAAAAAGATGACGAAGCAGTAGAAGAAGCATCTAAAGACGCTGACAAAGAAGATGAAGCAGTTGACGAAGCATCAAAAGATGACGATGCTGAAGAAGATAAAGTTGACGAAGCATCAAAAGACGAAGACGAATCAGTTGAAGAAGAATTTGAAGAAGTATCAGTAGAAGGTGACGAAGAAGGCGATGACGCAATGGGCGGAGACGCTACTGACGACCTAGAAGCAGATATTTCCGGCGACGAAGACGAAGGCGATAAGGAACCTGAAGAATTATTCCAGGATCTAGACGCAATTGTTGACGAACTTCAAGCAAAATTTGATGATATGAAAGACGGTGGCGAAGAAGGTGACGATGCTGGCGACGATATGGATATGGACGATGAAATGAAAGATTCATTAGAGCCAGTTGCAGCAGTTGCTGAAGAGCCAAAAGATGAGCTTGAAACAATGCGTGAGTATGTTGAAAAAGTAGCAGGTGGACACGGTGCTGAAACAAAAGGTGCTGCTGACTCTGCAGACAACAAAAAAAGCGTAGTTGACAATATGAAAAACGATATGGGTGGAACAACTGCTAACATCGCTAAAGGCGGCGAAGGTTCTGAAAAGAACGATGGTGGATTAGCAGATATTACACCAAAAGAAGATAATGCAGGAAACGTAAACGTTCCAGGTGCTAAGGGTGCAACTAAAATGGATGCAGCCAAAGGACACGGCGCTGAGAAAAAAGGTGCTGGCGAGAACGCTGATAACAAGCAATCAATTTTCCGTGGTCGTAGATAATAGAGGAGACTAAGGTTGAAAACTAACCTACAAGAACATCTGAGCTTCGATCAGGCTAAAATCGTCGTTGAACGTGATGAAGGCGAGAATGGCAAAACGTTACACCTAAGTGGTATTTGTATCCAAGGTGACATACGTAATGCTAATCAACGTGTTTATTCTTCGAAAGAAATTGATAGGGCTGTCAAGACGCTCAATGAACAGATTTCTGGGGGGTATTCAGTGCTAGGTGAAGTTGATCATCCTCAAGATTTACGAATAAACCTCGACCGTGTTAGCCACATGATTACAAAAATGTGGATGGACGGTCCTAACGGCTACGGAAAACTTAAAATGCTTCCAACTCCAATGGGTCAATTAGTTTCGACCATGTTGGAGTCGGGAGTTAAATTAGGAGTTTCTAGTCGCGGTTCAGGCGAAGTTGATCCAAGTGGTAATGTTGCAGGTTTTGAAATTATTACCGTGGATGTGGTTGCACAACCAAGTGCACCAGGCGCCTATCCAACACCAGTTTATGAACACCTTATGAATAATAAAGGTGGTTACGAGGCATTTAAAGTAGCACAAGAAGTCCAAGGCGACGCACAGGCACAACGTTATATAGCAGAGAGCTTGAAAAATTTAATTCAAGGTCTTAAATCTTAAGGAGAATATCACATGCTAGACTTTGTAAAACAATTGTTTGAAAACAATGTGATTTCCGAAGAAACTAAGTCGGAGATTGAATCCGCTTGGGAAACTGCTGTTCAAGAAAACCGTGACACAATCTCTACACAATTACGTGAAGAATTTGCACAGAAGTATGAGCACGATAAAACTGCAATGGTTGAAGCAGTAGATAAGATGCTTTCAGACAGAATTACTGCTGAATTATCTGAATTTGCTGAAGACCGTCAAGGACTTATTGAGGCTAGAGCCAAGTACGCTAAGAAAATGAAGAAAGATTCTAAAGCAATGGAATCATTCGTTCTTAACAACTTGAAAAAGGAACTAGGTGAACTTCGTGAAGATCGTAAGAATGTAGCAGGCAATGTTGCTAAGTTAGAATCTTTTATTGTGAATTCATTGGCGAAAGAAATCGCAGAATTCCATGCTGATAAAAAGGATCTTGCAGAAACAAAAGTTAAACTTGTTAGAGATAGCAAGGCTAAGTTTGAAACTGTTAAGAAAGATTTTATCAATAGAGCATCTGAAGCAATTCAGGAAACAGTTTCAAAAGGACTGCGTTCTGAAATGACTCAATTAAAAGAAGATATCGAGGCTGCACGCAAGAATGATTTTGGTCGCAGAATTTTTGAAAGTTTTGCAAGCGAATATGCAACTAGCCATCTTAATGAAAAATCTGAGACAGCAAAACTTCTTAAAGTTGTAAAACAGAAAGAAGAAGCAGTTAAAGAAGCAGAAGCCAAAGCGGCTGAAGCAGAGAAACTAGTTGAAAGCAAAGAGACTGAAATCGCTCGTATGAATGACTCTGCAGAAAGAAAAGAAGTAATGTCAGAATTGATGTCACCTCTTTCTAAAGATAAGCAGGAAGTTATGAGCGAACTTTTAGAATCTGTGCAGACAGATAAATTACACGCAACCTTTGACAAGTATATTTCTGCCGTAATGGAAGGAAATGTACCCAAGAAAGACAAGGTGGCGCTGACAGAAGGCAAAGAAGTAACAGGCGATAAAACACAGGCACAAGCAATCGGCGGATCAGAGCAAAAAACCGCTGAGATTTTTGACATCCGCAGGCTTGCGGGACTAAAAGTTTAAGGAGAACAAATATGTCACAACTATTAGAGTCACGCTGGTCAGAAACCAAAGACGCCCTTTTAGAAGGTCTTCAAGGTAATAAGCGTACTGTTATGGCAACGACTCTGGAAAATACCCGTAAGTATTTGTCAGAGAGTGCTACAGCAGGTGCAACTTCTGCCGGCAACGTCGCAACATTAAATCGCGTCATTTTACCAGTTATCAGACGTGTAATGCCAACTGTCATCGCAAATGAATTAGTTGGTGTTCAACCAATGACTGGACCAGTAGGTCAGATCCATTCTTTAAGAGTACGTTATGCAGATAACTTCACTTCAAGTTCTGGAACTGGTGCTACAGCAGGTGAAGAAGCATTATCACCTTTCAAAATTGCTGAAGGTTATTCAGGAAATGATGACATCAAGGCTGGTTCTACTGCATCTTTAGAAGGTGAAGCAGGAAACAGACTGTCAATTCAAATCTTGAAGCAAACTGTAGAAGCGAAAACTCGTAAGTTATCAGCTCGCTGGACTTTTGAGGCTGCTCAGGATGCACAAGCACAGCAAGGGATTGATATTGAGGCTGAAGTAATGGCTGCGTTAGCGCAGGAAATTACTGCTGAGATCGATCAGGAAGTGATTACTTCTTTATCAACATTGGCTGGTACAGCCGCATTAACATACGACCAAGGTGCAGTATCTGGTACTGCTACTTTCGTTGGTGACGAACACGCAGCACTTGCTGTTCAAATCAACAGAGTTAGCAACTTGATTGCACAGCGTACAAGAAGAGGCGCAGGTAACTGGGCTGTTGTT